CGATCATGAGGCGATAGTTTTGTATTTTCCTCCCTCCATCCAGATAAAAATACTGATCAGGATGATATAAGTAAATATTAGGCATCCTTAGAATAAATCTCTTTAATCCATACTTGTTATAGTAATGTTCTGCCAGATTTACATGAGTATTTTTGCATATTGAATAAATAGTATGATCATTATTTAAAGGAAAGCGATCTGTTTTATCTGCAGGTATCGGTCCTTTACCAAATAAGTGAATAACATCAGAGACAGAATGAGAGAATATGTATTTTTCAGCATTACGAGCGTAATCAAGAACATTAAGATTAACAATAGTGTCAATATATTCTTGTGGATAATATCCCTGCATACGTGCAGGTAAAACAGCAGCCAGATTAATAACAGCGTATATATCTCTGGGCAGCTTATTAAAATCTTCTTTACAAGTTATATCAACTGATACATATTCTACGTCATGACCTTTAAAAAAGCCATTATCCGAAGGCCGCCTACCTACTGCAATGACCTCGTAATTTCTCATAAGATTCATTACTGCATATGCTCCAATACTTCCCGTTGCTCCAAATATTACTATTTTCATATCCAAAAGTTTTCGTTCATCCATTCTTCTCCTGTATCAAAGTAGTCACCGATAACAGGTTCTTGTATAGTGCCTATTTTCTTGCTCTCACTCATGACAATAGATAGCATCTGCTTAATATCTTTATATCCCAGATAAAATGGGATCTTGGCATTAGATATTGTTTTTCTTCCCATATATGCCATTTCAATAGCCGATGTTGTTCCGGCAATCAGAGAAGGTTTGATATTTACAAATGATGGTGTGTAATAATTATCCCGTATATACTCTATTGATTGCCCCAGATAGCCATAGATAATTTCAAAAGGTGATATTTTCTCAAACACCTTCATGACACTATAACCGCACGATTCTCTTCTTTTAAATGATCCTAAATAGCAATATATCTTATCACCAAGAGGGGTAGGCGTGAAATTAGAAAAATCTTTTATAGGGAAGTTTGCCATTTTGGTTTTATACCTTGTCAGAGAACTAAAGTCTTGCCGCTTATTAATAATGACAACGACATTGTGAGGATCTATCTTAGTGAAACAATCTCTTAACCGTCCGGTATTTAATATCACCTTAAAACTGCGATGGCTATTAACAACATTAACATCAGCCATGTTATTGATACCTGCAAAAAGGCAAGGAGCGTTAGTATCCCAATAAGGCTTAACTTTCCATTTCTGGCAAAATTTCTCCTGAAAGAAGATTACTCCGCTTGAAAATCTAACCTGCTTAATCATATTGCTTAATTAATTTCTGTTCTTCGTCGCCTAGCATTCCCATTATCTTGTCATCAACACTATCACAAGTATATAAAACTTTACTACTAATATTAACCTCGCTTTTCAAATCAACCCCGAATGCTCCAATATCTTTTAGTTTCATTGTGGCAGGCTTGATCTTATAAGGCTTCAGCTTTTGCCACATCCACCAATCTAATCCTTTATCTGCTTTCTCATTCCACACATTCCATTTGAGCCGGTTAAGTAAATCAATACTAAGGCAGCGCGCCATTCCGATCGGCTCACCTTCACGCAACATATCGGCTTTCTTCAATCCATATCCGGGCCAGTAGTGAAGTGATTTTTCAAGGAGGTCATAAAAGTAAATATCAAGAATACCGATAAGATCTTCACCGGCTTTCATGTGCGGCATATATGCCTCGATCAGATTGTTTGAAATCAAATCATCACTACCCATTATCATTACATAATCAACATCTGTATGTTTGAAGCATCTCAATCCTTCATTGAATTTACGTCCTAGCGGTTTATTTGGCCTTTCCAGATACATGAACTCATGTTTTTTGCATAGCTTCATTGATTCAGCGCCTTCACTACCAACAGCCAAAGGCATAATATCAAACTGTTCACGTAACCTGTTTATCCCGGTTGCGAATATATCAAACACTTCTGGCCGCTTCCACATGCATGTTAATACGCCTATTTTCATTGTTACATTTTTGTAAGTGTTCTAAAAGCGTCCAGACATTCATCCATAGTAACTCCTGAATTAACAACTAAATGCTCAAACGCCCTAGATCTTCCCTTTCCTGTTTTTCTTGTTGGCTTACAACCTCCACGCCCTTGATTCTTTCTTGATCCTTTACCTGATCCGTCCCTTTTGGGTGTTCCTTTTGTTTTCATTTATAATACTTTTTTCGTGCTTTTATATAATTATTGCGTTGTTTCTGCATGAGACCTCTTGCGTTCCTTGATACTTTTAATGTCAAACTACCAAGATGCCTGACTGCGCTTTCATAGACTAATATGTGCTTTATCTTACCTGCCTTTAATTGTTCAGCATAGATGTCATCTGAGTACCAGAACAAAACACCTTCATCAAGTTTGCCGATAGTATCCAGAAGTTTTCTATTAATAACAATACACCATCCATTAATTTCTTTTGCAATCCTGTACCCTTCAACAGGTTTCCGTTTATACCTTCTTTTTTCGGGTGACGCGCTGAGATAAGTATCACCCATTGCCAGAATTCTTTCTTCAGCCCAATGCCGCTTGAAGTCAAGATCGTTATTACATAAAGCTACATATTTAGATGTGGAATTGTTCAGCCCCAAGTTAAGACATTTATTGTAGTTGAATGGAAATTCATAATGGATAGCCTTGCATGATCGTAAACAGCCTTACGGTCCTGTTCTATGATAATGAAGTTAAAATCAATCAAGTCACTTGAAGCCATGCAAGTCTGGATTGCATTAGTAGTAATGTTTCGAAGGTATTGAGACTTACCATTGCTAACTAGGATTATATCCATTATATTTTTACTCATCTTCAAAAGCTATTTTTTCCAAAGTTTTTATTAAATCATCTCGCATCTTAATATATTTATCCTTTTGATCACGAATATTTTTTAATCTTAGCTTGTTGGCTAAGTCTCCAACATTAACATTATGTTCTGGTATTATATCTTTTTCCATGCCTAATTATGTTCTATCGTTACTATCTTAGTCTCGAATGTATTATATCCACAATTTTCATAACTTACTCCATCATATGTCCCATCATGATTCCAATAATGCCAAATAAGATTACTATCTAAAATTATTAGTCCATACTCTACTGAACTTCTAATATGCAATATAGGAAAATTAACAAATGTTATATCTTTTCCCATACCTCTGGATTTTTAGGATTATATAGTTTGCGTTGTGTTAATGAATCAATTTCCTGACACGGCAAGTTAAGAATCTTAGCGATCTTTCTACCTGATAAGGATGCGATCATATATTTGCTTTTGGCTCCTTTTGATGGTGGGATAGCCTCACAACATTTATTATAGAAATCCCTATCCATCATAAAACATGCAACAGCCCTTTCAACTCTGGCAATCTCATATCCAGAATTTATTACAGGCGTAGATAGTGATTTTAATTTCCAAAGTACGTTTTCACGCTTTAACATTACTACCTTATAATCGGTATTATCCAGAATAGATTTCATGGCTGTTAGCCAATCTTCATGTACCAAAATATCATTGTCAAGCTGAACAACATATTCACAGTCATCAGGCAGAAGTGATTGAGCAGCTAACATTCCACCCCAATCGCCATTGTTCTTATCGAATCGGTAATACTTCAGGTTCTGCAGACCGTTTGTATTTTTATTCATCCATTGAAACCATTGAGCAGTTCCATTAGTTGAATTGTTATCAATAATGATATGAAGGAATGATTCAAGCGATGTTTGCTGTACGCATTGCACCGTTCTAATAGTATATTCCAATCGGTTCCTGCATCTTGTTATAACAGCTATTTTTGGCATTATTTAATAAATATTTCAGTTGTTTTTATTATAGAACATTTCGGAATATGGATTATTCCATTTACATTTTCTCCATCGAATGAATGACATAATATAACGCAATCATCATTTTGATGAAACAACATTCCTACAGAAGTGATTCTTACCAATTTTTTGAATTGTTTTTCAGCATCCTTTTTATTCATCCATCCATCAGTTGAATAACTATCATACCATTCTATCAATACTTTCTTCATTCTTGTGGTTTTAATTACTATTTCTGGCATTAATAATCTAGCGTTTCAGTATCAGTTAATTTTACACCCGACCTCTGTACATCAACAAATCTCTTAACTGCATCAATATCTTCGTATGTTTCAAAATCATACATCTCCATTTCTGCTGCTCCAATAATGTATGGCCTGTATAAAATAGTACCATCTGAATAAGTTTCTTTCCTGATTTTCCATTCATTCATAATTCCTGTTTTATTTCTGATTTAATATATCCCATTTTACAATAGTCGTCCCAAAACTTATCCCCTAAGGCTTCATGCATCCCGTCGTCTAAATATACATCGCCCTTTTTAGGTTCGCTTTCTGCTGCACATAATGCAACATAACCACCGTCTTTTTTTCTAATTCTTATTGCCATGATTTCTGTTTATATGTCAAGTCTACCGGGTATATGACAAACAATATATTTACCGGCCTTAATCTTTCTAAACTTCTTACTTGCTGATTGTAGATTTTTAATGAACCGCCAGTCATGAGCATACGATCCACGAACATCCCAATTAGCAATTTTCTTATGAATCACATTTGAAGTACCGCATTTACCAAGTGATAAATTACACCCTCGATTCTTTAACTTTGTGCCGTCTCTGGATAATATCAGATCATCAAAGTACAACCAATCATCTGACTTATTTATCTGAGATGCAATATCTTTTATGTGGTCCTGTCCGAAATAATCATCAATGTCAAGGTAACAGATCCATTCACCTTCTGCTTTTTCGATACCTGTATTGCGTGGTACACCTGACCAGACAGGAGACTTTGCAATTAGATAGCCACTAATCCGGGATTCACCTGCGTAGTTTGATTTGATTATCTCAACGGTTTTGTTACAACCATCCGCTACAATTACTAATTCAATATCTTTATAGGATTGATTAAGGACACTATCAACAGCACGTATGATTTTTTTGTCCCTGTTTTTTGCTGCTTTCGGATAGTCACCGAGGTATGAAGCCATTACTATCGAAATCTTCATAAAGCAAAGATATGATTTTTAAACTATATTTAATTACGTTTCTTTCCTTTCTTTAATGAAGGCCGCATTCTAAACGCTAACTCATCACTGATATACTTTATCGAATGCCTGCAATTCCACCGGCCACGCTCAATAAGCGGATTATAGCCTGATGAATCACCAAGTAGCGAGGGGTCGTTCTTCCAACGCCTTGTTTCAGCGATTGAGAACACTTTACCGGCTCGCTTACGGCAAAACCTCCTGGAAGTGTCTATTATTGAGCCATGATATATAAAGTACTTGAACCCGACTGCTTTAGCGTATTGCTTATTAATTGCTGCATCAACATTATTGAATGTATCATAAGCATATTGCCGGTAATACTTCTGAACAGCGCCCTCCATGCCTGGCTTGCCTTTGACTAAATCGGTTATCCCTTTCAGGTAGCTTGCATAACTATTATTTCCAGATACATTCGAAAGTACGAAGTTCTTTAACTTAGTCTGTACTTCAGGCATCTTATTGAGCGAATCAATAAAGCCATTGCGAATAATCTTGTTATCCTTTAACCCAATTGCCGTTTCAATAGCTCCAAGATTAGCGGTTGCACTCTTAATCGCTGAAGTAGCCACATCAGGAAATGCAGTATAGTATTGTTCTGAAAATGTACTGGTTTTTAAAATATCTTTGCCATATTGCTTATTGACACTGGAGGCTTTTGCAGCGAATTTCTCAAACTGTTTCTCAAGTTGATTAACAAGGCTCATGTTATGTGTATTGCTTATGAGCTGACCATCCTTAGTCTGGAATTTACCTATGTAATCACTAATGAGTTGAGACAGTAACGAATCAGCTAATCCATTAACCGATTTCTCCATTGTGGATAGCTTCGTGTTAATGAAATTTTCCTTTCGCTTCCAAAGGTCATTAATCTTATCGAATAGGCTTTCTGGCATTGTTCAATTGTTTATTTTTTGCTATCTCAATACCGTGATCTATTGCTTCTACGTGTTAATATCTCTAAATACAAACATGCCCGGAACAGCAATCAATATGAATGCAATAACGGCTCCAATAAATCTTTTTACATTGTCAAAAAATGATAGTTCTCCAATAGGCGTCGATGCTAGTTCTCCCATACATATTTCAAATAACCAAACTATAAAGAAGATATATAAAATTAATGCTGCAATTACCACAAGCCAGCAAATTGTTGTAAGAATAATATTGTTAGCTATAAAAGCATTTAATAAATTTAGTTTTTCTTTCATGATTCCTGTTTTAGTTTATACCATATATTATACCTCAAATATAAACAATGTTTTTCATACAAATCATGACTTTTATCATGTTATTCTTCTAATTCAGGTTGCTCAGTTTTCTTCCTGTCACTTTCCATTTGTACAATTATCGTATCAACCTTTGCATATAGTATTTTCAGTTGATCGCTTTTTTTCTTCTCCCAATACCTGGGATCTTCCAAGACAATCTCATCAAATATAAATCCATAACTGGAATATAGTACAATCTGCTTATTCGGGACCAATCGACCCGATATGATATATTCAATCTCAGATGTACGTTTCCCTTCAAATGGATTCAGGTCTCTCATTATCTCATAGATTGCAAATGCGTCTGGATCATCTGCTGTATCAATGCGGTATATCTCAGCATCAATGGCACCAAGTATTTCGGCCGGCGCCTCTGCATCAATAGCATTTTTACGCTCAGTAATATAGTCACCCTTTGATTTAAACTTGAAATCCTTCGAGAATGAAAACACAACAATCAATCCTTCGTCCCGATCGATCAGTTTAGCTATTGTTTTAACTCCGTATTTATAAGTCTCAGAATATTTAACCGACATCGGAAACAGTGCATCATAGATATTATCCAGATCAATAGTTTTTTCGGTTGCCGTTGTAGCTACTTCGCTGCGTGTGAATATATCGCTATTATAAACGGTTGAGATGCATTTCTTGGTTAGATTCTCAATATATTCTTGCTGGAATTGAGGTAGATCAATTGGAGGCGCAATATAGCGGATCATATTCTCCAGATTCAACTGCTCATCTCCTGTTTTAGGTAGTGGAACAGTGATAATATCCTGTGCTGACCGGTGAACTTTGATTCCCGTCCCTTCGCACACTTTACATGTCGCTTCTCGACCATCAGGCAAAGTGGTAATTCCACCCATACATTTCGGGTCGTCACACTTCTCAACCGTAACAACCTTTTGCGGAAACGTATGAAGCGCCATTGTAAGATCCAGTTCAGAATTAGATTTAACAATTTTCTCCAGATATGGTAAAGCAGCATGCCAGGGAGCCAGGTAAGTCATGCCTTTAGTTTTAGAATCTCTTTTCCATCCAACTCTGAATGCAGGAACATAACCAAGGCTATGCGGCTCGGGATATTTAACAACAAATATTCTTTCACCTATCCTTAGAATTATCCTGTCGTTAATTTGTTTTTCATCGCCATCCTGAACCAATGCCTTCACTGAATCGTTCCATATCTCAGTAAAAACAATGGTTTGGTCAGCCAGGTATATGATATATTTCTCCCCTTCTTTCTTTTTTGCATTTTCATCCATCTCGTTTGTAAGCATGAATGTATCCATAACCGTTAAATATTGCAGGATGTTATTTGCATACTCAAAATCAATTGCCTGGTTACTATCGACCTCAAAAGGATATGCCTGTAGTAATTCTTTTGTAGGATCAAAACTACCCCACTCGAATACAACAAATGTGTTTGGGTCAATATCGTTTAGTTCAATCCAACGCACCTGCATGAACTGATCCCATGAAGCAGTACCCCAGAAGCGGCTTAATTTTTGGTTTAGTTCCTTTAGCTTTGTGTCGTCTTCTTTTTCATAGCCGATCATTTTAGTAATACCGTTACTTCGAGGTAGTTTCTTTTCGACACTCGTAACATTCCATGCTATCGAAGTAACAATATGTTTAGTAATCTTTTTACGCTGCTCAAATAGTTCCTCCTCCTCCCTGGGAGTGAATTGTTGTAATTCATCATCAAGGCCGGTTCCAGTGTAGTAAGTGAAATATTTCTTAGCCAGTTCAGTAACTCTATCGTAATCACAATGGCGTATATCATTGGTGATAACATCAATAAGATACTTAATAACATCCTCTTTTTTCATGGCAAATAGTATTAATATAGTTTATCAAAGATAGTCTTAAATGCGTAACAAAAAAAGTAGTCAAGGGAATCTGAGCAATTATGAACCAGAACACCATTCGCAAAATACTCATGCTCATCCTCAACTGTAATATCATACACTTTCTTTGCTTTCGTTTCTGTAATACGCTGCACAACTTTTGGAACAGAATCTAATTTTACTCCATTTATATATCTCAAATGCCTTTCCGCATCTCTCACATATTCTTTCAACATTCCATTTTCCAGACTCTCTATCAATACGCGCTCTGTTTCTATTCTTGCATTTGGTAGAGCAGTATTTTTGAGTTCTTTTGAGGTTGCTTTCAAATACTTTTCCACATTCAATACAAATGAGAGTTCTTCTTTCGCCAAATAGTGATTCAAGAGCATGTTTTTTATGCCATTCTCTGCCCTTGTCTGATTTATGCCATTTGGTTGATTCTGGAATTGCCTTTTTAAGCAGAATACTTTTTTGACTATCTTTATAATCTTGGGTGTAATTTTCGTAATGATGCACCATATGATCTTTCTGAGTAAACAAGCAAAAGTTCTCAATGTTGTTATCGCCACATATACCGTTAATGTGGTGAATGATAAATCCTTTCGGAACTGGCCCATTTTCCCTTTCCCATATGTATTTGTGTAAATATGTTTTAACTCTCTTAACCCATCCCTTGAAGTATTTCCTATCCGATCTTCTTTTAGCTTTTGGGTATCTGTAAAATCTATACCCATCTTCAATAATAATTTCTCTATCCATGATTGTTTTATTGCAAAGATACAATATATAATCTTATGTATCTGTGTTAGCACTGGATAATATTTTCCATTATTGAATATTTTATGATCATCAGTGCAGGTTATTTCCCTATTTCCAATCTTATATGTTGAAACATTAACATCTCTGTTTGTGATACCTGACCAAAGAACTTTCTTATATCCTTTCCGAGTAAGAACATAATCACCTTTCTTGATATTCTTGATATTCTTATTGCCGTTACTCGTTAGCACTTTTGTATTACCAATAAAGCAATGTCCATACTTCTGATAACTCTGTTGTGTCACCGGATCGCGGACAACTTCTTTCATCTTATGACCTGTCTCATCTTCCTTCACAAATTCCATATCAGCAATCATGTTTTTACACTTGTTATCGATTAGCACCTCCATCTTATGCCGTCCTTCAAGTATCGCATTTACAAAGTCCCTTCTTCGCAGGACCGGAGGATTTTTACTTGGCACCCTATCGGAATAGTTATGAAGGTATTCATGTATCACCCTTCGGACAACATCGTAATTATGAAAGTTCGCTCTGGGGTCTCTGGCTCTGCCGGATGCATCACCGTAAAAGAACAGTCCCTCTTTCAGGAATTCATGATAGTCACGTTTTGCATGTAAACTAACTGCTTCGGTTGTATTATTCGGTGACGGCAAACAGTATTCAGCAAAACAACGTACCTGTGTTTTCTTATTAAACGTATTATCTACGATTTGCCACAGAGTCAATGTCATGTACGGTACCACGTTAAAGTCATACGTGAAATGAACAGGGTATCCTTTGAGTGCCGGAACTTCATCAACATGTTTTAACCTATCGTAACTTGTATAGAATTCGCCTCCCGTTGTGGTGAATGGATTTGCATATACTATTGATTTGCCTATTTCCTCAGTATTGTTTGCCAGTAGATTGTTAATATAGTTTTCACCTACGTTATGAACATTATGCCATGTTGAAGCAATAACAACCATACGATCATTAATAACTTTTTTGAAATATGTTTCCTTGCTGTATATTTTAGATGAGATTTCAGAAGCATATATATCCAATCCAAACCATTCGTTAATCCATTGCACTTTAGCCGGTGATGTTGTGATAAACAAAGGATTGTACTGTTCAGATTGCTTACCTTCAGCGACTATATTACCATCAACCAGGAATATCCCAGGTTCACGCATCCTTGATAATATAATATCCCTTACATCTGTCTCGCGGGTATCCTTCGTTTCATCAAGTATTGCCCAGGAAAATTCCTTGCCCTCATGCGTTTTTGCCCTTTCCATTGATCCGATAAAGATAACAGCGCCATTACTAAATGATACAATATTATGGTAGCTATCGTAGTTATGTGATTCTGTATTGAAATGATCTGGAGGCTTACAACCAACTACATATTGCCCTTCCTGGTTTGACTTTGACCACTCAGTTACTCCAATTGATTTCCAGTATTCCCGGATGCGAAACATGGTGGATGTGTTTAGCTGATCGTATGAGTTTGCGCCAATGAATCCCCGCACATGCGGAAAGTGATAAATGTATTGATATGATTTTATTCCATTGAAATGGCTTTTACCTCCACCCTTGCCAGATAAGAATAGATTTATTGAACATGTACTATTGTTTATTGCTATTTGAGGCTTTGTTAAAAAGCTGTCCATTATTATTCTTCTTCTTCTGGAGGTTCGTAAACTTTCAGATTAATATTAGGCAATGAAACGCCGTCAATTTTTACTTCAGATTTATCCTCCCATCCCATATTTTTCAATGCAAATATAGATCCTGTTGGAGTTGTTCCCTGTAAGTTTTCTTCATACATACACTCAATTGCAAGCCTTGCCCTTTTAATAGTGTAACTAAAGTCTTTTTTATCTTCATAGGCATAAAATGATTGCCTGCTTGCAAATCCACAGAACATACATAGTCCTGTAATTGTGAATTTTACACCTTCCTGATTGAAATATTCGTGTATCTTTTCATCTAATTCAATAGGGGTTTCAAATATTCTCGGGGCTCCGGGATTCTTTACTAAGAGATAATATTTGTTTCCAAGTGGTGCAGCCATTCTGTTTTGTGTTACATATAGGAACGTAGTTTGAGCAAAGTTACACTTTTTTTTAATACAAAAAGCCCCGGAGCAATACCCCGAGGCCAAAATTTAACCTAATCCATGAAAAATGACTAACTTATAAACCTAGAATACAAATGTAATCAATTAATCAATGCGAGTCAAGTTATTAAATACAACTACGATTATGAGCCTCTTTCAATAGCGATAGCCTGATTTCTGCACCGGCTATCGAAGCATTGACACCCTTATCGCACATATCACATAATGCTTTTAAATGTGAGCTTAAATACATTTTAGTTCCAGGTCTAGCAAGTTCAAAGCATCCTTGCTTAATGCTTTCAATAGTTACTTTATGTCTTATTTCAGCTTCCTTTAACATTCTTTCACACTCATCTCTTGGTTCATAATAATTTTCATCAAACCAATCAATCAACTCTTTGTACTTTTTTTCGTTCATAATTTCTGTTTTAGTTTATATTTCTTAAACCCATAATCTTTCTAATATGCTTTTCACTAACTTTGTTCTCTTTGCAGATCCCTTTGATTAGCTTATCGACATGAATT